ACGGTATCGTGAATGATGTTATCGGCACCTACTTGTTCAAGAGGCTCGTCATTCGTTCCAGCGTGATTAGTGTGATGTTCACGAGTGTCATCGTGCATACGAAATACCTTTTATGAAATAGAAAGGGGAGTGTTACCTCCCCTAATGGTTATTAGTCGTCGGTCTGATAACTATTGTTCCATGCTTGAGCCAACCAGTGATATACCTTAGCACGGCTAGCTTGAGCTTTAGCCAAGACGCCCATTACTTCGAAGTATTTCGAAAGGTTGAAATAACGGTCGGTGATATGAGCCGCGGTGCTTTGGATACGCTGATAAAGTTCTTCATCGAACATACCACGTTGTGCACGTTTACGCAGGCTAATCAATTCCTGAGTCAGCTTCTCATTGATCGTTACGAAAACATCGATCTGATCAGCGTCAGCCAGTTTACCGGTGAACTTATAGATCTCGGCAAAGTTGCGCTTGAGTTGACCTGGATCAGTCATATCAGCTACTGGAACTTTGGTGCTTCTGGCAGGTTGTCCTTTCTCAATAGAGAACGCAGGACCCATTACCTTGAAGGTGTAGCCACCCGGCAATTCTGTTTCCTTACCGTTACCGACATCCAGTTCATGATTATCCAGTACTTCATGGATCTTCTCAAGGGTTTCTTCGTCGACACTACCGTTACGCAGAATAGCCAGAACCGGACCAGAGATTTCTTTCTGGATCGTATTCATGATCTTACCGAGTTCAAAGGAAACTAGCATTTCCTCGTCTGATACTGCATCACCTACGAACTCTTTACCAATGAACATAAATGCATCGGAGGTTTGGGTAACGTCAAGGCTTTGTGAAGTAGGGGTACCTTTAAGAGCATCGACTTCCTTCTTAACGGCAACCATTTTGGTTTGTACTGAAGCCACACCCGACTCATACTTCTGCCACATCACTTTTGCTTTAGCAGACAGCTCACGAAGGAACTGAAGAATCTTAGCACCGATTTCACCAGCACGATCCAACAGCGATTTCTCATTGACTTCAGCATCTTCCATCGCGGCTTTAGGGGAAGTGTCGTAACCTTCCAGACCGGTAGCACGTACTTTCAGACCACATACTTGGTCAATGTGTTCCAGACCGGCTTGTAATACAGCAGCTGCTTGTTTGGAAATACGTTTGGTACCACGGATGATAGCGAGGTGTTTCTCAAGAGCTACCTGACCTTCATGCAAAGTCTGAATAGCGTCCTGCACTTGGATGATACCCGTAGTATCAACGTCCAGTGGCATGATCTCACGTTCGGTAATAGCTTCAGCTACTTCTGCTGGCAATGGTTCGCTACCATGTTCAGTTGGCAGACCAGCTACAGCCTGATCAACTACGGCTTCGTAGTTCTCAGCCGATACTTTACGTTGTTCGTGTCGTTCAACTTGTTTGGCCAAGTGTTGTACGCGTGCTCGGCCAGCTTCAGCCAACTTGGTAATCGATTCAGTGGAGATAGTTACGTTGGTAGCATTGCCGGTACGACGGGCAAGCCAGTTCATGCGTTGGGTGAGTTTCTCACGGTCAGCATTAGGATAACCAACGATGTCAAAGCGCGGAGCGTGTTGAGCATACGACTCGAGTGACTCGGTGACTTTTTCAGTCTTCTTCTGCTCGTCTTCAGCAGCTTCTTTGGTTTCGTGTTCCAGTGGAGCATCAACCGGTTTAGAAGGATTACCTTCGGACTCAGTAATTTCAGCCTCGTCTTTCTTTACGAATGGCGGTGCTTTGGTTGCTCCATCAGTGGAATCCGTTTGGGTATCTTCGGCACCTGCATCCGACTTAGCTGGAGCAGTACCGCTATCACCCTTGGTGGTTTTCTCGCCAACGGTGTCGAATTGTTTTTCGGTGGCGTCATCAGTATCTTCCTTTTCAGGGATTACTTTAGCTGGGCCAGCGTTGTTGGTGTCAGTCCCAGTGTCAGCGCTCTTAACACTGGCTGCGATGGTCTGAGCATTGGGTACATCTTTTACGCCGTCATTGACTGGCTCGTGCGCATCAGCAAAGTCTTCCTTACTAACGAGCGATTTGAGGTTGAACAGGGACATGTTTGTTCTCTCTTTGAGGATTTAGAATAACATAGCATAATGGGAACCACGTAGGTTCCCACTTGGCTATTATGTATCGAGTTTGTCTTGTATTTCAGGTTTAGGTTTCTCGAGTGGAGCCTCAAAGGCTTTCAACTCCAGATCCGCCACGAATCCAAGAGCACCGATCAATCGAATCTGTCCAGCGATAGCGTGATTAAACTCGTTAACTAGTCGCATCGTGCTATTCATGATCAGAGTTAGGTCTCTAACGATCTCAGCTACGGCTGCTGGCGTTTCTTGATCAGCTTCTGGATCACCACTAGGCTTTTGTGGTTTAGCCTGACGTGCAGCGTTACGGAGCTTGTCAGCGGAACGTTCGATCTTACGTAACTCCGTGGAAATCTTTTGATCATACCCTTTACGAGCAGCGATCCGTTTAGCGCAACCCAACAGATAGCCGATGCGTTGACGGATCGTCATTGCAGCTTCTACCTTAATGGTGTCATCAGATTCGTTTACCGGTACTTGGTTAGGAACCTTGATATAACGAAAGCGCATGGTACGGATGGTATTAATGAAGTAGCCCCAGTCAGCAGTGCCCTCTTCATTAATATCTGGTGGACCTGCATAATACAGTGCCTTCTCGCCTTGAGCGGTGATACCCCTCACTACAAAAGCATTGGTACGGAACCGGTCGTCTGGTTCAGCTAGTGGTGTGAAGTTCTTCATCCACTTACCAGCAGTGAAGAGATCAAAACGTACTTGTGCGCCCTCAGGAAAAGTCTGGTTGGGTTGTACAGTCTGCAAGAGTTTATCGATCTGCTTCATGTAGTTCAACAGCACTTTATCCAAGAAGTCATAGACGTTGTTCGTATCTTCTAGTACTGGTCGAATGTCTTTTGGTTGGAAACTACCATTAAGAGAAAACTTAGCCGTCTTCTTTAAAGTTATTTCCTCCTTGAATGGTTTGGAGTTAGCTTTACTAGCCATGTCCATTAACATCTCAAGGCGTTCTACTAGTCGGTCAGCTCCAGACTGAATAACCTTGGCATAACCAAACAGATCACTCTGGAATCGACGCAGGTTTATCTTTATACGATCCCAAGCCTGCATTGCCGCACGGTCGACGTCCTCATTGGAAATCACCTGACTGAGTTCGAACTTCTCGAGGGCATAACTCAACATCTGCGGATCACCCTTATTAAGGTAATCTACAAGTAGTTCAAGCGAAGCCATTTCCTTAACCGTCGTATCCAGTCCTAACTGGTAACGATCTAGGTCTTGGAAATACTCATTGGACAAGACGTTAAAATCGGCGGGTGTTACCCCGCCGAGATTAGTAGGCTGGGAATGGCTAATTGAATTAACCATTATCCCTCCTTAAGTGTTCACTTTCGCAGGTACATTACCGAACAACATGTTCATCGTGTACATCAGGTCATCGAAGCCACCTTTGTGTGACAGCCACTTAGCAATGAATTGTTCATTGTTAGTAGGTACATCCAGTTTCTGGGTCAAGAAATAGATATCTCGACGACCTTCAACGGACTCAGTCACAATAGGTACATCATAGGTCAGCAAGGCTGGCCAAGTGTGGATACTAAACTTACGAGTACCCGAGGCGATGAACCGCACGGTATCAAGTACGAAGGCGTAGTTCTGATCTTTCAACAGCGCGTTAGCATCTTGTCGAATGAACCAGCTATATTCACCAGCGAACATGTCTTGAGCGAGGTTAATCACTCGTTTCTGGAAATCCCAAGTAATAGCTTGTTTAGGGAAGTTGGAATACTCCACGAACAAGTCATGTACCCGAGGATCACCAGCGCGCATTTCGAAGCGGCGACTAGCCTTAGCTTGACCGCCCGAGTAATCGCGATTTTCTGGAAACGGTCTTACGGCGATATTGGACATGTAAGCTCCTTAGATGCCGGCTTTCTCTTCGATACGGCGCATTTCATAAGTGTACTCAGAGATGCGTTTCTCGTAAGCCTGGATCTGCTTCTGGACGACTGGGTTAGCAGGCTCACCTTTCAGCAGTTCTTGTAGTTCGTTCAACCGCAGTTGCAGACCATAGAACTCTTCCTTGGCTTCGTGGTAACGACTCACTTGGAGTTCAGCCAGGAACTTACCGGCCATCATGAAGATGTTCTGACGTGGGGAGAAACCGTCCATCTCCAGGGGATCAGTCTTAGCAACACCCAACGACTGTTGAGCGATAGCAAATGTACCCGAATCAACGATAGCATTAGATGCTTTCTGGAGACGTGCCTTGAACTGATCTGGTGGTAGCGACATGGTTACGTACAGACCAGCAAACTGATCCATGTTGTCGTTGATCCACTCGGCTTCAGCAGCCGACCATTTAGGTGGGGTAGCTTTACCAGCCGCCAGTGCTTCTTGAGCAATAGCGAACAGCATAAACTTACGACCATAACGGATGTAGAAAGCCAGTGCTTCGATGAACTTCAAAACGTTAGCACGTTCGAAGGACATGTTGGTATTGGTGAACTGTACACTGAATGCGGTACGTACATCTTTCTCGATGATCGGGAATGCGTTGCGCAAGTTAGCGAGGTTATTCAGAATCAGGTTGAATGAGTTACCATTGAAGCTTACAAAACGTCGGGTAACGGTATCCATACGCTTCATCAGCACGGACTTCATTTCAACGCCTTCAAATGCGGCACGAACATCATCGATGAATGGTGCGACGGTGTCGTCGTACTCCATCTTCAGTTGTTCAACGGCGGCTAGGACAGACCGACGCTCCATGACCGCTGGCATGGATTCAATAAAAGCAAGAATACTCATCGTGGTAATCCTTAGATGTTAGTGTGCATTTGCTTGCTGAACATTTTGAAGATCTCGGTGATATCCTGACCTTTCGATTTCTCAGCAAGCTTGATGTCGTCGATGCGGTAGCTAGCAGCCAGATCCACACCACGGTGATAAATAGTCACGCGGTTCCAGCGCTCATCAACAGTCATCATCATCAACAGGTAAGAGTTATCAAAGAACTTCTTACGTACGCTGACATCGTCGATCTTAGCGTAAAGGGTATTAGCCGATTGCTTCATGGTGGTAGCAGAGATGATAGCGATGTTCGAAGCATCTGCCAGACTCAGACGGCCAGAGGCGATAGCTTGAGCAACGTTATTACGACGACGATCCAGAATTGTCTTATAGACACCGGACTTGTCAGTCATCAATGCTTTCATGTGAGCATCGATCATATCTTGACCCATTACGAAGTCACGCCAGAATTTGATCTGACCAGACTTCACCAAGAACAGGCGGTGAGCCCAAGTATCACGTCCACCAGCAGTAAAGATATGAGTGATTGTATCGGAAGGTACAACCGCAGGAATCAGTTTGATGGTTACAGGAAGCTTAGCTTTCTCATTACCAGACTTAACTTCGACGTTAATCAACTTACCGATAGCGAGGTTCTCGGCTTCGTAAATCTTACCGCCGTCACCAGACGACATGCTGTGAACTGGTTCTTTATCACCCTTCTGGTCCCTGACATCTTTCTTGCCTGGGGCAGCTGGAGCTTGCGCTTCCATAGAAGTGTGGTATTCCAGAGACGCTTGGTATTTCTCGTCCGAATATTCGGCGATCAGACCTTGACGCATCGGTTTAGCAAATGCTTCCAGAGATGGAATGCCATTAGCATAGGTTTCTGGGGAGAACACAGCCGAACGGAAGTTCTCAAAGCCCAGTGCCGAAGCACCACTACGCTCAGGGTTGAGCGAGTCGAATACCTTCAGGGTATCAATCTTACCTACACCGAAAACCATGTTAACGGCTTGCAGGTAATAACCGGCATAAAGGCTAACGCTCAGTTTGAGCAGGTCTTGGATGTAGGGTTGATCAGCGATCGTTTGATCGATGATGGTAATGGGTTCAACACGCAGCGGCTTGGTCACGTCAGCCAGAGAGCTAATAGAACTCATCGACTTTGCAGCGGTCAGTACAGTGGCCATCAGGTCACGACCTACGGCACCTGCATCTCCGCTAAGTGCGGAGTTAACAATTGGTAATGGCATACTCTCTCTTCCTTTAATTGACTAAGAGATTAAGAAAATGGCTTTAAATGATTTTATCAATCAGATCGTTAAGAACACGGGTTTGTCTCCACGGGATCAGGCTGTATCAGATACCTTCCGTGGATTGAACATTACAGGTCGAAACAACGCGGTACCCCTAAACACAGAGAACCATGGTTATACATTCTTTACCCGTCCGTATCTAAACTTGTCCGAACAAAACTGCATGGTCGATCGGCGTCTGCAAATGCTGCTGAACCCTAATCCACAAAGTATTGAGCGACGGGTCAGGGCGTACCTAGATCCAGAACAGCATCGGTCAAGAGGTTATGATTGGTGTCCAGGAGTGGACCCGCTCAATCCATTTATTCCGTTGCTGTCTAACAACTTGATCAGCCTTACCGGTTGGGAAGACTTCACGCTCAATCTGGCTACTACTACTCCAGGCGTGTATCGTGATGCGATGTCATATGTAGATGATGTCCCGTATCAATTTGGGACCTACGACCTACAGATGACCGTCCGTAACATTGACGGAGATCCTATAACATGGATGATGTATATGCTGCAAGTCTACATGGGTTTGAACCGTGAAGGCCGAATCTTGCCATATCCAAACCTGTTACTATTGAACGAGTATGATGCTAACATTCGAATCTATCGTCTAGTAATGGACTCCACTAAAACATTCGTTCAGCGTATTGCCGCACCCGGTGCAGCGCTGGCGATGAACTCACCAACTGGACAAGGTTTGAACTTTACCGGTGACGGTGCCGAAACACCTTTTCAAACAGTAAGTGATCAATTGAACTTCAGTTGGCGCTGCATGGGATTGACAGTTTACGACTACATCCTTATTTATGAGTTTAACGAACTGGTACAAGAATTTAACCCTGCGATGATGGATGGACAGCGTGGTGTGCAAACGGTTAAGTTGTCAAAGAATGAAATCAACTGGTTCAACTTTGCAGCTTATCCGTACATCAACGTAGAAGCTCACAACGAACTCGAATGGCATGTACTCAAATCTGAATACGATGCTAAGTTGGGTGGTAACCTGACTCGCAGTTTCACTGATTAACATAAGGTATTTCAATGAGCAGCTTTAAAGACAATCTTTACGATGTCCTTCGTAACCCTAGTTTGATCCAGACACTGAAGTTGAATGAGTTGGATGCTCAGGTTAACCCAGATCCTAATAATCCAACTTACGACATTCCAGACGGCACCCTACCGTTTGTGTATTTGATGGAATGCGGTAGTATGGAGACCGCAGCTAATATCTCCGAGGTTGAGGCTTTGATGGGCAAACTGTACGCCCGTCAGGCGCTCACTCAAGAAGACCTGTATCTCCACATGTCAGACGACGATTATCTAAATCGCTTTGCGGTTCCCGCGGCAACTCCATGGATGTTGATTCTGGACTATGACGAGATCGTGGCTAAAGCTGTTCCGTTTGGTGACCAAGGTCTTAAACGTTTGGTTATTCCACGGTTGTCAGAGTTCTCGGCTCCCGGTCTACCGTTCACTATGCAGTATCCGATCCAGATGACCGTAATGCGTCATGGGGGTGTAACTGTAGAATACGTGCTCGATAAAGAATCGCCGGTTCAACAACTTTCCACTAACATCGTTCAGTGGGACATGATGATTTCTAAGAAGGATGATCAACGTCGCCGTTTGATGATGATGACTATCCCGATGTATCAGTTTAAGGTTAGCTCGTATTCCGATACCTTAAACCCTGAGACATTGTTCCAGACCGAATACACCTTCACCGACCAGTTCTATTATGCTCGAGCTTATATTTCGCAAGACCATGAAGAAACTTGGAATGAAGTCGTCACGACTCACTCTGATCTGATGTATGACCCTGATAAACTCACGGTTGTATTTAAGGTAGTTAACAACCGGCTTAAGGTTAGTATCCCTACGGTGTACGTAACCACTGGGATGGCACAAGGTAGTATTCGGGTTGACATCTATACCACTCAAGGTGTATTGGATATGGACTTGGGTACTGTTAAGGATTCTGAGTTCACCGTTAAGTTTAACTCGATCGATGATGACCGTACCTTTACGGCTCCTTTGGAAACGCTGACAACTTGTCAAGTACTGGCACGTGAGCGTATTACCGGTGGTGCTGATGTGATGCCATTCACTACCTTGCGTGAACAGGTTATCAACAACACGCTGGGTCCAATGCAGGTTCCGATTACTAACGTACAACTCGAGGCACAACTGGACCGTCGTGGTTATGCTTTGGTTACTAACGTCGATAACGTTACGAATCTGGAATATCTCGCGGCACGTCGCCTAAGCCGACCTAAGGCGTTGGATGTTGTAAGTGGTGCAGGTGTGGCAATGTCGGAGATTACGTTCAACATGGATAGTCTCTCGGCTTCTAAGCACGTATCTGACAATGGGTATCGTCAAACTCTATTGCCATCGATGCTTTATAGCTTCGGCAACGGTAAAGTGACTCCTTTGACCGATGCTGCCATTGATCGTTTGGATGGTATGTCTGCTGAGCAACGCGCTCGTGAGATGAACGATGCACGTTATGTCTACTCCCCGTTTCACAACGTGTTGGATGCGACTAATAACAACTTCGATATGCGTCCATACTTTCTCGATAATCCTCTGATCACTCAGAAGATCTTTGTAGGTGAGAACGACACAGCTAACTTACAGGTTGCTATTGGCGACTATGAGATTCTGCGTAACGATAAAGGTTATGTCGTACGTGTGTCTCTGGAACAATCCGAACAATTTCGTAAACTAGAAGACAACCAAGTTGCGCTACAAATTGGTTATCAACCACCGGGTGAGAAACGTTGGGCGTCGGTGAATGGCACGTTGTATACCAAGACCGATACAGTACGTACTTACGACTTCCAGATTGAGACGAATTACGACATCAATTCGGATAACGCTCTACGTACAACCAACATGACGATGTTCAGTAGTGCCCAGAACAACTATTACATTCCTCTGTCGACTAACTTCGATGTGACGATTTGTGTAGTGAACTCTATTACACCAGGTTATCAACCTAACGATCTCGATGAAATGGTTCAAGCTCATTTGCTCCCGCAATTGTTCATGACTGTTAACCGTGAACGTCTGGTAACTACACTGGGTTACGAGTTGACTCGGTTGTGGCGTCGTAGCCGACCAGTGTTGAGTTCTGAGAGCTATAAGAAGTACGACCATAACATCCCTGCCTTCTATGAGACCACGGTCTATGAGACAGATACTAATGGTAACATCATCATCGTTGTTAAACCAGACGGTACACTCGATTACAAGGTCCTCCACAAAGTTGGTGACCCTGTATTGGATGATGTGGGTAATCCAGTAATGAAGCATCGTATCGGTGATCCAGTAATGGATGCTGATGGTAATCCGATTCTGTTGGATGCTCGGAAGTTGCTTTATGAGACCACGCTGTTCATGGTTGACGGTTTGTTCTACTATGCTAACGAACGGGATGCTGCTGCCTATGCTACCGAGGTTCCTATGGAAATCGTTAACTGGGTTAAGAACGATATTAGCGTATTGGATTCGAAGTTGTTGGGTGAGGCTGAGCTGTTCCTGTATCCAACTACCACTTACGGCGATACGGTTGCATCTATCCGTGAAGGTCAGAAGATTACGATTCCGGTAGACCAAGCGTTTACGTTGAGTTTCTATCTGAACAAGTCTGGTTACACTAACCCGACGATTCGACCAAGTCTGCTGGCTAATGCTAAGTCAGTCATTAATGATCACTTGCAACGTAGCACGATCAGTATGTCTGACATTGTGTCTAAACTGAAGGAAACTTCTGGTACGGACGTAATGGCAATCGAAGCAACTGGATTGGGTGGTACTAACAACTTCACGATCATCACCGTTGAGGACGATGCTGTAAGGCTGGCTGTGCGTAAGAAACTTACAGTACTACCGAACCAAGAACTGACCATCGAAGACGACATCGTATTCAACTGGTTGCGTCATACACTCGAGCCGGTATAAGTCATATTGTCCTCCCCTTGGGGAGGACTTTATATCGAAATACTATGTTAATGAAAACTACTTATACGGAAATCTAATATGCTAGAGCATCTCATGTGCGTGAGTGTTAAGGTCACGCCGACTGTTCCAGATAGTGGTCCTGGTCCAACGACTCTTAAGGCCGGTACTATCGATGAAGGTTATTTTGGTATCACTACTTTAGCTCAGCTGTTTACCCCGGATGAAGTTGCAGCGGCTGGGCCGATGACTACAGGCACCCCTAATACAGCGGCCAACACTGACCAGAATGGCTGGCTTAAATTTATCAAAGCTGGGAAGATTTTCTATATCGCCAAACGTCCATTTAGGATTACTAATATTGCTTGGGCCGATATCTACGCGGCTGGTATGGTGTATGGTACTAACGATAATGGTAAATATCCAGTTGGTACTCCAGTGAATCAGTTACGAACACTTACTAAAGTTGCAGGTGATGGTAAGACGTACACCTTCAAAGTTAGATTACCGCAAGTAGCGAACGTTGATCCAGCTCCAGATACCAGTATCGCTATTGGTACTAATACTGAATGGACGATGTTCGAACGATGCCTTCCTACAGTTGGTAACCCGGTGGTTTGGGATAACATCGGTACAGCCAATATTGACTCACTCCTTTCCATGGGTATGGAATCGCGAACTACTTATACTGAATATTTCGTAGCTGCTGGCGGTAACTCTAATTACGGATACCGTAGCCATGGCCAGAAAGCAAACGACGGAATTAATTGGCGTCCAGTGCTAGAAATCATTTCGGTAACGTAAGACGACATATTACCCCTCCATCACGGAGGGGCTTTATGCTGTTAGAGACCCATCTTGTAGCAGATGTCGTCCCATTGTTTCTGAAGCTTATCCATGACAATTTTCTTGGAATCGTCATCAACATTCTTAAGGTACTCTTCCATCAGCATATCACGACCACGAATGTAGAAGTTAGCCAAGGTAGCGGAAGCCTTGTAATAGTTGGTGAACAGATTCTGCTTAGCTGTGATCATGCGTTCCAGACCTTTGATGGTACCGGTGATGTTCTCTACAGCTTGAACGATCTCATCAACGCCATCGAGTTTCTCGAAGTTAGCGTTACGGCGGATCTCACGGAACTTCTTAGCGATCTGTTGTACTTGCTCGATGTTGTGCGATGGTGGATAAACCTTACGTGCCAGCAACTGCTTAGGCGATGCCCAGAAGTCTTTCGGTAGATTCTCGATGAAGAAGTCTACATCTGCGTCGGCTACATGCAGTGCCTCAACTGTATCGACAGCTACGTTAATATCAGCAGCGTAGTCATGACCGAGAGCCATGGGCTTGTTCTGTTCGATGTGGTTCTTCAACCCAACGATGTCCATCAAGATCCAACGGTAAGCATCATCCACCACCGAATCGGCATCATTGATCACACCTTCGTATTGCTTAACACCGAAAGCTTGCAACATGGCACGAGTACGGGTCAGCTTAGGGTCTAGGAGGACTTGCTTGGCGATTTCGTTCAGTTCCTTACTCAGTTCACGGCCAGCCAATTTGTTACGCTTGTAGACGTCGTCAAAGGCGTTGAACATCGATTGCAAGTTATGGTCAATGCGACGTAGACGCATGTTAACCGCAGTCTCGGAGTTCCAAGCGATACGGCACCAGTCCACCACTTTAATAACGAAGTCGATAAACTTGAAGAACCATTCCTTCAGAGTAATACCGATCTCAGCTAGAGTAGCTTCCTGAGAAACAACCTGGTTGATCATCGAACGGTTAGGTGTAAACATCCCTTCGTAAGCTTCCAGAGCTGGACGATAACTAAGGGTCATATACGGTGACATACGTTCACGAATGTGACGCAGTGCTTTAACGTCGGCAGCTGATACACCTTCTGCGGAGATGGTGTGATAAAGGTCAACTGTAGCCTTAAGACATTCAACCGTTACGCTAACTGCTTGACTGACATCAGTATCAGGGACTACGTTTGCGGTAATCTGGTTAGATTCATGATCAGTCAGTTTATCCAAAGCTTCGTCTAGGGTCTGGACTTGTTCGTCCAGAATTTCAGATTCAGTCAACATCGTTGACCTCCTTAAGTTTTTGCTCGTGTAGCTTCGTACGGAGTTGATACATCTCGGCGTCGATAATCTTTCGATAGATCTTTTCTCGAGCAATCTGAGTACCGCGTTCAGGATCAAAGATTTCTGTATTCGCTACGATCGCATCAGCTACAAACCGCTGTTTGTTCTTTAGCTTAACCATAACGACCACTACCGACATATCAGTGTCGACAACGATACGCTCCATGGCGATCAATGACTTCGCATAGGCTTTGGTAATGCGGGGGAGCCTCTGAGGCTCATCACCGTTATCCATTGTTAGCCCCTTACTCTTCAACTGGCATCGAACGCAGAACGCTTTGAATGCCGTTTTGAGCTTGCATGAACTCAAGGTTCGATACGAGCGACAGTGCCGCAGTAGTCTCAGCGCTGGTCTGATGATCGGCAGCAGTGTGCGAACGCATAGCGGCTTCGATGATCGAGGAACATACGCAACCAGTCAGCAGTTCGTAACGGATTGCGATAACTTGTTTGAATAGTTCCGTAGCCAGACGGGAGTCCAGAGAGATGTTCTCATTAATCTGACCAATTACTTTGCGAGCAGCCGGCAGTTGGTCTTCTGCATTATCAAAAGCTGACTTGGTAGGATCGAGTGGGAAGTGATAACCCAAAGCGTTAGCAACCATCATTGCACGAATGGTGCGTTCGTTGCCTTCTTGGGTTTTGACATTCTTGAGGTAGTGCGAGATTTCGTAACCAATGCGCATGGTAGGTACCTTACATTTTGCTGAGTTTGTGAGCCTGTAGGAACAGGTCGTTGTTCATGAGTGATTCTAGATCATCTTCCACTTTAGTATTCTGTCGCATTTTGCGGACACTAGGTCGGAAGAAGTTAATGATGCTGTCGAACATAGAGCTGTTCGTGCTGTACTCTTTGATCATCTCGTCAATGGCATCGATGTCGTCAGCCAGAGCTTGTTTGTTGAGTGGTCCAGGCTTCTTAAGTTGTGCCACCAGATCACGGCGGATCTTAACCAACCGATCCATAGGTTCATCGTAACGCCCATCCATCGTGTGGGCATCTCCACCTGCTGGGTCGTATACCATCAGACCGATAATAGCGAATGGTAGGAATAATACCGTTGCAAACAACTTAGCCATTTCACCGAACCAGAATGCTCCAACCAAGGATGGATCTTCGTAGTACTTGCTAAGCTTGTGTAGTCCACTCGCTAGATCACGACCATACCCAAGACGGGTAGCGTACATGTCTGCGGTTTGTTCTTCACGTCGTTTAGCGGTGATCTCGTTTTGAGTCAAGTGATGTCGAGGTAGTTTCTTAGCGACGCTCAGGATAACTCGCTTAGCACCTTCTTCAGTTTGGTTATGTGTGAAGGCTTCGTATTCTTCCTTTGGTACGTTCTCACGCATCCAACGATCGTTATACAGTTCAAGCTCTACTTTAGCTTTCTTCCGACCCAGCATCACTTCGATACCTTCGGTCAAATAGTAATTCAACCAGACGTAATCACCTAGGTACATGAATGAGTTGATGATGTGGCCAAACTCATGGAGTATGCTAGCTGTATTCTCAGCCGATGTGAATCCACCAAACCCATTAAGCATCTGATGCGATAGAATAAATGTGTAGGTAAGGTCTTTGACGATATCGCCTGATACAAATCCAGTCTTAAGATCTACCTGTATCAGTTTCTTCAGGGCTACTGAGTCTTCAGATACGATCTTTCTTTCCTTAGCTCGATACCAACGAGTACCTTGATGACCGAACCATGTAATCTGACTACGTACACCCATGATGAGATCGGGGATGTCATAGATTTCAAGAGCGATGTTAATACCGGTTACCCGTTTAACATCCTTGATATACTGAGCACATAGGTCTTTGAACAATGGATCATTAGGATCAGGATGATCTACACTGATCTTAATGTACTCATCAATCCATTTCTTAGTAATAGGTCCAATCTCTGATTTAGCACCTACCATCAGTAGTTCATTAGAGATAGTGAAGTTGTTCATGTGGTTATCCTTAAGAGTAATCATAAAGATTGTGTTAAAGAATACTTGAGATTCCTAATCTAATGTAGACTAGACTAAGAGCAACGGAGGGGGCTTTTTATTTTTAATTAATATAAGCGATTAGCTTATAGCCTTATTGCTCTTATCTTCATACGCTAGGATGAATAAACTTAACCACCATAAGCTATACAGTTCTATAACTCATTGAGGCACTACAATGACCGAGCAATTCAGTAAGGACGATGTGGTAGGCATTGAAGCCAAACACATTACACACGTTACAGAGATTGGTGGTAATAACGATATTCACGTAGTTAAGGAGATTGTCCATCTAAAGGACAAGCGACGTATACCTCGAGTAAAGATCGTAGAGAACTATGAACGTCCATTTTGGATTGACCCTGCTGTACAGAAACCAGAACACTTAAGGCCATACAAGGAAAAGAAAGACTACATGCTTAAGTCAAAGCTTAAGCAGTTTAAGACTACGCAAGCTAAGTTGCCTAGAGCTGTAGCTCGAGCATTGAATGACTTTAGTCAAGGACCTAACCCTAGACTGAGACAACTCGCGCGTAGTCCTTACTTGTATGGTGCTGACGTTAGCTCTGTATGTTACCTGAAGAATGATTACCGTGAAGCTTATCCGGGATTGATTAGTCGTAACTCGGTAGCTGGCGGTGACATCGAAACAAACGTATACGAATCTGAGAACGATGGACAGATCATCTGTATGTCCGTTACGTATAAAGAGAACGTATACCTTGCTTATTTGAAACATTGGGTAAGTGACCTTGAGAACCCGGTACAAGAAACGTTAGATGAACTCGAACGTATTCCTGAACTGGTTACTCTGAAGAAAGCTCGTAACCTGAAGGTTGAGATTGAAGTAGTTAATACTCCAGCTGATATTGTTATTCAGTGTATGCGCCGTCTCCATGAATGGAAGCCTGACTTCTTTGCTTTCTGGAACATGGACTTCGACATGAGTCGAATCTTGAAGTGCTTGGAGCATTACGGGATTAATCCAGCTGATGTATTCAGTGATCCTAAGGTACCGCCACAGTATCGTAAGTTCCATTATCGTCAAGACCAAGCGATGAACACTACGGCCAGTGGTGTGACTAAGTCTAAGGGTCCTGAGGATCAGTGGCATTGGGTTACAGCACCAGCTTCGTTCCAGTGCATTGACTCGATGTCTACCTATCGGGTAACTCGACTCGCTAAGGGTAAAGAACCTAGTTATGCCTTGGATGCCATTCTTCGTAAAGAACTCTCGGTTGATGAAGAAGCTGAGGTTAAAACAGAGGAAGATTTTATTGCGTTCATGAAGACTTGTAATAAGGCGATCAATGACCGTAGTGGTAGTCATCCATATTGGAGCGTGTCTAACCCAGCCAATGACAAGGTGACCTATGAGACCGTAACTGAAGCACTAGAGGTTGAAGATGAAGAAGATGCCGAGGAGGAAGAGTCTGAAGATGATGACGTTCCTGCGGACTTCGATGATGATGATACCGTAAGCTTTATCTACGACTTCGAAGAAGACACAGTATCTCGTGAAGTTGAGCATCGTGAACCGATCTGGGAAAGCGTCGACGAATTGGTGTGGGGTGTTAACGTACATCCAGGCTTTATGGTTAACATGAAGCTTAACTTTGGTAAGTTGAAGTTCAAAGAAACCGACCACCTCAATGGGATCGAATGGCACATTGAGATGCAGAAGCACCACAAAGTGCGATACGGGCTTTACAACATCATCGACAGCATTCGACTAGAACAACTGGATGAACGCATCAATGACTTGGCCAGCTCGATTACACTGTTCTCTAAAAGCTCGGACTATAAGAACTTTAACTCTAACCCGAAGCGACTCGTTGACGATATGCACTTCTGGTATCTGAATCGACCTGAACCTTGCGTGATTGGTACCAGTTCGGATCAGATGGTTCATGACCTTGACCAGTATGTAGTGGGGCATGACGGTTGGATTGTAACACTACCGACTTACATGGCAGGTCCTAACGGTATTAAGTGCGTTAAGGATCTCCCTAACTACCGATCGTTGATCTGGACACACGTAGCTGACTTGGACATTGTTTCGACTTATCCTAACGTTAGTCAGATTCTGAACATTGCTCGTGAAACTACGGTAATGGAAACATCGGCTGTACAAGGGGTGAGTGATTACCATAAACGTGAACTTGGCGTTAACCTCACAGGTTGCCGAACGAACGTACTGGAGATCGCTCAGAAAGTGATGCGCGGTCCTAAGTTGGATGAAGTATTGGCCGGTTATCTGAAGGCTAAAGCTAACCCAAAGTAATGTACCGGTGGAAGCGTCGCGGAGGATACGAATGTTCCTCCGTTGGCGACAAACGATTCAGTGCTTTGTTTGCACGACTACCGGATGGGCGCACTATTGAGGAAGCTTGGCAGTTAGATTGCAAGGGTTATCGACAGTTTACAAACAACTGGAAGGACGCTAAGGGGAAACCACCCCTAGAAGGCTTTAATCCGACGTATGAGGACTATAAAGGTTTCTGGGCAACATGGGCTAAGGCTAACCCAGAACTCATGAGAGAACTCGCTACGCTAGCTGTAGACAAAGATTACTACTTGAGTGATGTATTCGCTAATACAGCTGTATCTCAAGCACGTGCATTAAGTGAACTGCTGAACGAAGGCTATTAATGACATATTGTCCTCTCCCTAGGGAGAGGACTTATATCGTATGTTATTAGTAATTCGATGGGATTCGATATGATCGAGCATTTACTAGCATTCTCAGGCTTCTGGGACATGGGTGGTAGTGACCCTATGGTTAAAGGTGGCCAAACGGCTTACACTACACCGGGCTCGTATGACTGGATTGTTCCAGAAGGCGTAACTGAGATTAGCGTTCTCATTATTTCAGCTGGACAACAAGGTCGGGTACAAACTGTGGCAGCTGCTAACCCAGGTGCCGGTGGTTGTTTGAGATGGAAGAATAAAATTGCAGTTACGCCTGGTGATACGTATCACATCGTGGTCGGTAGCGGCGGTGTACAAAGTAGTGTTCCCTATGGTACAGCAAACTCCCATCAGCTCGATTACGCTTCTTCAGCGTTCGGTATTGATGTTGGTATCACCACAGCTGAAACAACGCCTGTAGGTACTGACATGGGTGGCGGTAATGGTTCTTCTGGTCAACAAGGTAACTCTGACGGTACAATGTTCTTCGGTGGTAACTCAGGGGTGTTTACTGGTAATGGTGCTGTAACAGCTGCCGGTAGAGGTGTGGATTTGTTTAACGTCGCGGTCAATGCTATCTCACCTAACGGTGGTAAGCATGGTGGTGGCGGCCACGCACAATCTAGATCCAGTGGTAACCGTATATGCGGTAAAGGTGGTGATGGTGCGGTTAAGATCCTTTGGGGTAATGGCCGAGCATTCCCATCTACTGGTATTGCTGATCGAGTATGACAACATAAAGCCCTCCCCAATGGGGAGGGCAATATACCGTTATGGCACCGTTACTGAAATTAGTTCCAATACCGGCAACCAACCACTAGTCATTGCAGACTTAAGTGTGCGTGAACGCGTGTACGCATTGGAGTTACCATTGGCAACGTAGCTGTAGGTATACTTACCACCCTCGAGATAGTTCCATGACTCCCTAACAAGGGGTGAAGGTCCTGGAGTACCAAGCGATGCCCAAGCAACATCGATACCGTTAGTTGGATAGATACGTTCCATAGTAAGTGAGTACTCTGACCCAACAACATCAGGTGATGTGGAACCTGAGTTATTACTAGGGTTAACTGTAAGACCCTTAGCTACTCGGATAGCAAATGTAAAGATCTTACCATTGCCATCAACCCAATCAATGGTTCGTCTCTGGTTAACAGGAGCATTGACGCCCGGATCGATACCATTGTCATCCGTACCAAAGATAAAGCCGGCTTTATAAAGGTCATCCCACGAAGTGTTCTGACGCTGAATAACCTTGGGCATAAACAAAATCTTATCTTGCACAACGAACTTCTGCCACAAGCCCGTAAGCCCACGGCCATAGGTCGTACCAGTCATCGAAACAAGCGCCTTAGCTTCGATCTGATCAGTAGTGAAGAAGCTAGCATTATCCACCGTACCGAAATAACCAGATGACGTAGCGGTGTCATACTTAACTAAATCAGTTGGACCCGGTCCTGTGTCACTGTACACCGGGAATGGAGCAAGCTCAGTAAGAATAGGTCTGAATCCATACGAGTTAAATCCACCCCCACCGTTACCTTCGTTAGCGTTGGTATCGTTAATTACGGTTACCCGCGTCATGACGTTTGCTGACATACTACCCGAATAGTCATATCCACGGGCAGCGAAATAAGTGTTGACCGAAGAGTGTTCTTCCCTAGTTACGGTGATCGAGCCTTTAGCTGCAATAGGTAATGACGACATACCTAAATCGGCGTTCTTGTACGTAGACCAAACAGGCGCAGAAGGTCGATCTGGTGCATCGTAAATCGGATACATATACGTGTTCCATTCACTACCGGCAGTAGGTTGACCAGAAATAGATGGCCAGCTCGAGTTAGTAAGACCCGTCATTAACCGTACATTAAATCGGCGTCCATTAAATACCACCTCCTTACCAGCCTTCATGCCGGCGGCGACATACTGAGCATGTGTTACACCATATCGGATCGGCAATCGAGCAATATATTTCTCAACACCATTATCGCTGAAGTGTAACCAACCAGCATCATCGTTGAATGATGTACCAGCCGATAACCCAATTAAACCAGCCAAGGCGTTACCACCGATTAAATCAGAGGATTTAACGAACCCTTGGAATATTGAATTATCTAAAACTACCGGTGGAACAAAAACAGTCGGTCCAGAATTGCTAAAAAATAGTGCTTCTAACATAGTCTTACCCAGTTTAATATTAACATAGTATCACGGCATAAAGCCCAGCCAAATGACTGGGCGATATGAGATTACAACTTACTGAAGAATTCCAGTACGCGCGATTGCAGGCGAGTTGGAACACCACGGATAAGACTGGATACATCAGTCTGAGAGCGCAGTTCAGTCATCGGATCAGCGTAAGCCAAGAACAGAGTCAACAGTGCAGCGTGAGATTCTTGTTCTTTAACCGGAGAACGCATGTCTTCGATAAAACGGAAAGCGTAGGTGTCTTCGAAGATCTTACCGTCAGCACGGTTAGCTACGAAGTGATCAAACAGATAACGCATTGCAGCATTAGCAGCTTCTGGATCTGGCAGACCGATAGCGTAGTTGATAACTTCTTTCAGTAGTTTCTGCGCTTCACCCCCCGGATGGGGTTTCTTGCTACCAGCAGGTGGAGCCATCACAGCTTTACCCGGACGCATTACGTCATGGAATTGTGCCAATGCGCCTTCGATGTAGGATTGATTCATTTCAGTGAGACCTTCGTAGTTGACTTTAGTTTGTGGTTGAGCCACAGCTTGGACTTTAGCGACCTGAGTGGTCACTGGTGCAACAGTTGGCTGCGCTTTTACAAGACCAGCTTTGACTTTGTAGCAGAGGATCACGGCATCAACATCTACCGATGGTACACTCAGTTGCAAACGACGTTTCAATTCGATTGCCAACCCAGCTGCAAGAGTACTACCCTCCGGTTGGATTTCACCCAATGCCCAGCTCTCGAGTTCTTGTGTAGTCCATTCGTGTTCACGACGGGATGCACGGGTTACGTCTTTTACCCAAGCGTCTTTCGATGTCTTAGCAGGTTCAAGACCACTATTGAGGAACTCCTGACATTCATCAATGGTCCATGCCGCTGCCAGCTTAGTATTGCGGATGCGCAGTTCAGCGATGGCTTTCTCAACAGTGGAGTAATAGACTTCAACTTCCACTTG